ATTAACAATCAGCTTGCTAATGCTCTTATCGAGCTGCGGAACCGCCCCAGTAGGGCAAATAAAGTATCCAACAATGGACAAAGTGGAACTGGGGCAACCCTTTTTGCCGAGGATGCAGAATTTCTTATCGGGGAAGCTGCCAGAGCAGACAAGCTCAGAACAGCCCTCACAGCCTGTTACGCCCAATACGACCAAGTAGCCGGAGCTAAATGATGCAATATTCTAAAGACGGATTACATCTTACAGAGCAATTTGAAGGCGTTAGGCTTGCTGCTTATCCTGACCCCGGTACTGGTGGTGACCCTTGGACTATTGGATACGGGCATACCGGTCCTGAAGTTTATTCAGGCATGACAATTACTCAAGAGCAAGCCGAAAACTACTTGGCAGAAGATGTTAAAAGAGCAGAAGCAGATGTCAATGCAAGGCTTAATGTAGAGGTAACCCAAAATGAGTTCGATGCACTTGTTGATTTTGCTTTTAATTGTGGATGCGGTAATCTTAATAATTCCACATTGCTTAAAAAATTAAATGCTGGTGACTATGAAGGCGCCGCACAAGAATTTTTAAAATGGGATATGGCTGCTGGTCATCACATGGCTGGATTGTTACGCCGCAGACAAGCTGAAGAATTACTATTCTTAAAGGATATGGCATGAAAAAAGCACTTGTATTCTTAGTAGGTATTGTGATGGCTGGATGTTCTTTTGCACACAATATTGCTATTTGTCATGGTCAATATGCCTTATGCGCGGCATCTGCCACTACTCCTACTGGCAAGACAATGACTGTTGATGGCAAAGTCTTTAAAGAGGGTATGGCTGTTTGCCCTATTCTTAACGGTGATAGTGTTGCCAACCTAGATTTAATGAATGGCTCATGCGATTCTGCCCCCGGCAAAGTATGGTCATTGTTTGGCATCCCTCCACAAACAAGTTATCCACAAGGTCCAAGCTGGACTACTGTTACCGCAGTAGTTAGAACTTTTACTGTAGGACAAACACCTACAACGGGCATGAGTAATATGTGGAGTTTTCCTTGTGAAATCCAAGCTCAACCGGTTAATGGCGTAAAGCTAGCTAGTTGCTATGGTCCAATTATGGAAAGCCCTTGGAATAATGGTCATGTTCAGCAAGGCGAAAAGGCATTTACTCAAGCTCCAGCAGGAGCTATTTATCCCGTTGGCGGCAATATAGCTAAATAATGTCAGATAAACCTAATCTTTCTGTTGGTCGTGGCGAGAAGTTGCCCGTATCTCGAGGCGGAGGATTAACAGCCAAAGGAAGAAAGAAATACAACCGAGCAACAGGAAGCAAATTAAAAGCACCAACGAAATCAGGACCAAGACATAAATCATTTTGTGCGCGTTCTAAGAATTGGAAAGGTGAACGAGGCAAGGCAGCTAGACGCAGATGGGGATGCCGTTAATGGATTCACACTACAAGTCATTATTAAAGGCAGTCACTTGGCGTATTACAGGAAGCCTTGATACTTTTGTGCTGTCTTGGATTATCACAGGACACGCTTCTCTTGCCTTCTCTATTGCGTTTGTAGAACTGTTTACCAAAATAGCTCTGTACTGGCTGCATGAGCGTATCTGGTTAAAAGTAAAACTATGAATCATTGGGTGTTAGGGGAAGCCGGAGCCTCCCCCATTCGTTAAATCTTTTGAATACCTAACTGGTAACCCAAAATACAAATATTGGCTCTTTCCTCAAAAATTGCAGTAAAGGCGTCAATAGCGATTTTGGGACGATGCAAGATACTTGGCACAGCTCTCCATAGGTAATCATCAAATAACATGATGCCGCCCTTTTTAAGCATCCCAAAAGCCATGCAAGCGTCCGTCAATACATCTGGTGCTATATGACTGCCATCAATGTAGATAAAGTCGTATAGCTTTTGATTGCGAATTAAGTATCCCAGTCCTGTATAAGAGTCTAATGGGACAGTCTCAACATTCTGAGCTTCTTTCCTAACCTCTTTAACATTCTCATTAAATTGCAATTCAAGAGAACCTAGCTCTAAATTGCTATGCTCTTCACCACCTTTAAAAGTATCTACGCAAGTAATGGTGCCGGTCTCTGAAAGCATATTCTCCAGCATCCAGCAAGTTGCCCTGCCTTCAAAACACCCTACTTCTAAGATAGATTCAATCTTGCCAATTCTTTTTTGAACATCTAAGAAGCTAGGGATATTATGGGTAAACCAGTCTTGACTAAACTTCATGGCGCTGGAATAAGTTGACCTTCAAACAAATAGCTACCCATGTGACCTAGACTTACCCAAGGCGCAGCCCATACCTTGATACCGTTATCTCGCGCTAGCTTGCAAAAATGATAGTCCTCGGAAAGCAAAGTGTTATTGATTGGCTCAATGCTGGTTGTGAAGTATTCCCTTATCTCATCTGCTTTGAGAGTGCCAGCTAAGTCCAGTACATTGTTGGTATAGGAAGGCACTTTATCTGCGAGCTGCTCAAAGACTTGACGCTTAATCAACATAAAGCCTGTGCCGCCATTCCATATCTCTACTGGCTCATTGACTGGTACCGTTACTGAACCTGAATAATCCACTAGATTCACTACAAAAGAGCCGGTGTAATACTTGAGGTTATCGTCAGGAACATTATTGTCCATAGCCTGTTTAACGCTGCCCCAGTTGATTTCTTTCTTAGGGTAGATACCGCAAATAATGTCTTTATCCACTTCAATCATGCGTGGCATTTGAGCAGGGTTAAAACGAATGTCTGCATCAATGAACATCAAGTGAGTTGCATTACTGGCTAGAAACCCTTTAACCAAGGCGTTACGGGCGCGAGTAATCAAAGACTCATTAAACATAAAAGAGAAGGTAACATCAACGCCAATCTCGTTTAAATGCTTTTGCATCAGCACAATGCTCTGAGTATAAAAACCAGCGCACATACCACCGTACATTGGAGTCGCAATAAATAAATGCGGTCTCGGTTTAACTTCTTCAGTCATTGCGTTCTCTCTATCTTCAGTTGTAAAAGTTGTCATAATCAATCCTTGTAAGTGGGGCTGCCCGAATACTCTGCCCCGTAAGTGTCCTAACTGTCCGCTGAGGGACTCTCATTCAGGCTTGAGGAGGTCTTATCAATGGTCTCAATCATCACTCTGATTCCACCATTCTTGACCGGCTCACCCCTTATGATTTCTAAGTGGTCAACCTGAAAATCATTGTTGAATACTCCAGCATCCTCAAGCGCATCTAAGACTGCTTTGATACGGTTATCAATATCTATCTTGCGCTTGTCTCTTGGAAACAGCACCATCGTTACTTTCAATTTACTGTCTCCAAGTTTGGGAACTTTGTACTCAACAACATAATCTGCAACAGCCGCCTTGAACTCCCGCCCCGCCTTTGTAATGTTCATCCTTCCTCTAAAAATAGTCCGGTAGGAATTAACGCTAGGAGGGAGCGGAAGCGTCAAAAAAAGCATTAGCAGCTTATCGGTTTAAAAGGACCATCAGTATTAGTATCCCAACAGCACATACCGCCGCGTCCGTCAGGCTCACATTTGGTGGCTGCAAAACAATTTGCGCTCAACAAAACAAACAATACAATCGCAGTCAATTTTTTCATAATCATTCTCCTTAAAAGGGTACATCTCCGGCATCAGGGGTAACATCTCTTGGGTAGCTTTGTTGTCCTTCGGGCTTCCAATTATCAACGGACAATGTAATGAATGGACCGTAACCCACATCCTTGACCCATCCCGCCAGCTTAATATCTTCTCCATTAACTCTTATCTGCCCTTTCCAATCCGGCGATTTCTCGCTTGCTTTCTTTTGATTTCGAGACAAAATTCCTTTGCCTTCACTTGGTATATGCGCCATGCTATTTCCTTTGTATTAAGTGGTAACGGGCAAAACTCTTTCCGTTTTGTTTAACATCTTCAGTTCTAATGTTGTGTCCAGACTTCCTTAGCACCTCAATATGAGCAGCCAATCTCATCGTTCCTATATGTTCCAAGGCTTCTAGCGGCGTCAATGGTCGAGTCTTCAACCAATGCAGCACCGCATCCCTTTGGTTCATCCCTGCGGGGACTCCATCGTAACTTCCGCTTCCGTAGTTGATTGGCTGCCATGTTCCTTTGGGCTTTCCTGTACTCCCTTAGGCGCAATAGCCGCTAACACTTGAGACTTCTGCACAGCGCTCATAACACCAAGGACAATGTAGTTCGCCTTCTTGAGCGCGTCAATCTTTGCGTGCTTCTCATCCTCTTTGATTTTTGCTGAGTCTCTGATACGGACAAATAAATCTGCGTAAGCAGCAATCCATCCTTCAATCTCTTCATGCTTTGAATAGATGGTGCCGTCCGGTAGCATGAGGGCATAAGTAGGAGCGCTAGGCTCTACATCAACCGTAATGCTTACTGGGTCTTCTCTAAGGTTTTCTATGGTAATAGGAGGAGGCGTTATGTTTACCTCTCCCCGCCCCATAAATTTTTCATTTTTTGGCGTGTCAAAGTCTTCGACTTCTTCAGGCGTATAGGTGCCAATGACACAGCCCGGATAGATAGTTCTAATACCTTCAGAGACTACTCGGGCGCGAAGCATAGCGCGTGGATACTTTTCCCATCCGCCGCCAGACTTGATTAAGCCAATCTTACGAGCTTGCTCAATCGTCCAAGAGAGTTCCAAAGAGCCGCCATTGGGGTGCGTGAAGATTCCGGTTACATTTTGGTCGGTATAAATCTTCCAATCGACTTTCCCTCCGGCGGCTTGGAACCTCGCTAGCATAGCATCCGCCTTCAGAGCTGGACGCCCTTGGATGATATGGTAATCCCTAGCTGCGGTAGCAGGATGTAATCCTTCTGCCTGAGCCACAGCCATTAAAGCCAATACGCTATTGGTGTCCTTCATGCCAAATAGCCCTGATTTAGCAATAGCCTCAGCCATGCTCTGCATCTCTCCAAACGGTACGATATTAGACATGAATCATCTCCGATAAAGTGTAAATAGTATCTATGACTGAACTAACAGCCATAATCCAGACTGCTATATCAATTTGATTCATGCGATTCTTCCTTGTTCACGCTGAATGGATTTAATAACATTTAATAAATCCTTTTTAACCTCTTTGGCAAGCCAAACC